GGACGACCCTATAAAACCTTTCCCAATCAATCTCTGAGTGAATTCAACTTTACGGGATAGATTAAAATCTGCCCCGTAATAGTAAGAAACTCCACTCGCAGAAAGTGCCTCTTTAACAGAAATTGGTGATAAATTAATTTCACCTTTTATGTTTTGAGAAGCAAATTGGAAAAAACCATCTGTTGAAACAAATGATTTAGGGAAACCTATGGTTATACCATACTCATTACACACATCTGTGTAGCATTTTGCTACATCTTTGTCAGCGATGATAATATCATCCCCAAGCACGAGATAATCTAAGAAAAAATCCTTACCTGCTCTTTCAGCAGCCAAGAATACTAAGAAATGATGAACTACAGCTAAAGAGGCCCATGAGGACAAAGTCCCCATAGGTTGACCTCTAGTATAGTGAAGATCTCTTGAGCGTCTTAATTTATCAATCCCCTGATAGTCAAAGGCATAACCTCTAGAGGTTAAGACTTTAACCCAAGCTTCTGCGAACTCAGGAACAGACCAATGACCTATTAATTTCTCATACAATTGTATAGGAATAAGATCAGTGGCTGACTTAAGATCGTAAGAAGCAATGAATGAATAATTCCGCTTACTAAATTCTTCAACTTTTCCAAGTTGATCAAAAGTAGCATCACAAGGATGTGATGATAACAATTTGAAAATAGAATTATGTAATGGAAGAAGCATCCATTGGGTCCAATAATCAGAAATTGCAAAGACTCTCACCTTACCAGCAGCTTCTAATTTTGTAGAAACTTTACCAACTCTAAGTCGTGGAACTATGTGATTAATTACATAATCTAGACTTAAAGGTTTACCCTTTTCAGGTTCTGGACCATCATAAGCTATTTTTGAAATAGCTAAGTTGGTATAGGCCTCATAGGGAACCTTACCTTGTGAAATTTCTTTCACTAGGCGTTTGGCAGTTTCTTGCAATAAAGGAAACACTGTTTTAAAGTTATCCGAATTTAAACCCGGATGTTCTTTAGAAAGGTGACTTTCCATAGCTCGATGTAAATCCCATAAAGGAACTTTACGACCTACTAGAATAGCTAATGCATCCCAAGCAGCCCCTAAAAACGAAATTTTCGAATTAGGACCCGCTGTCAATGGCATCGGTATTTCTTCGCTATCTGCAAATAAGGTTGGTTTAATACCAAAAGGATTAAAACGACTCCAAAATAAACCTACTTTTTTATCTACTTCTGTCCAATCTTCAAATAATTGAAGTTGAAAAGGTAAATACTTTTCTAATTTAGATGTAATAACATTTAAATCTTTGGCAGAGTCTATTAAAGGCCGTTTAAATCTAGGAGCTTCGATACTAGAAAAATCCGGATCTTTATAGATCCCAGAGAATCCTTTATAAGCACTTAATAGTGTATTAAGAACTCTGATTTTTTGAGTATCTCCATTTCGTATAAAACTTCTGAAATAAGAAGGAATATGCGCAGGAAGTCCATTTACTAGTTTAACCCGTTGACCCAACCCTTCGGTTGTTTTCATCGGAGTACCAGCAATGTACTGAAGAACAACAATAGAGTCAATTTTTAAAGTTAAAATAACTTGATTAATTCCTCTAGTTGTAAATCGTTTGTTTAAAGACTTACTTAATCTCCATATATTCTTCATCCCGAATCGGGATAAAGGTAATCCAAGCCAAGACATTATATCTCTATAATAACTTGGAATGAATTGATCGAAATTTCTTTCGAACTCTATCATAGATTCTTTTATTCTCCATCCGGAGATCAAGGTTAACAACTTAGAATTGTTGGAAATCCAACTTTCTAAGGGGGGTGTCTCTTTCGAACCTTTATCGGTAGAAGGAAAACGAGATCTAACTGATGATTCATCATCATCAGGAGTAGATAATACATCTAATTCAACATCATTAGACATTGCTGTAATAACGAGTTTATTATAATGTTTTTCGTCTAAATATAGAAGAAGATCTTTAGTATTCGGATCTCTAACTACATATCGTCCCGATGCTCTTAACCAATTAATTTTATTGATTAAGTTTTCAATTGAAACTGAATAGTTAACAAATGTTGCTTTCATTTTTATATTGATGTGACATAGTAAATCGTCATTAGATTATCTAATCTAGACTATTTCGTCTTTATTAAGCACCTTTTAAGCATATTAGGATTTATGTTCTAATTCTTAAAGTTCAGGTAAATTAAGTGAGACAGTGTTACTAATTATAAGTATCGAATGAGATGGGTTACATGATAAATAATCGTAAATTTAAAGTATTTCTACTTTAAAAGTATTATAGGTCAACGTGATCCAATTTGGTTAAACCTAGATTCCTAATTATTCTCAACAAATGATTCGGTTATAATTAATCCCTTCTGTCCTCTTTTAGATAAAAGTCTTAATAGGCTCTAATAGTAATAAATTATTAGTGTCTAACTTATATTTAAAATTGGTCGATGGATTTTATTATGGACCTATCCCTCTTTGCACACTTTCATGTGGGGAGCAGATATCTCAACATGGTTTTAGACCATAGAGAGGTTCCCTGCAGTTTCCTACAGTTTATACTCTCACTCGTATAGAGGTTGAACCCTTTGGGAAAGGTTAAGAAATTTAAATTCCTTTACCGGAATTT